AAGGGTTCCCGATTGCTTTGGATTTGAAGTGTGAACTATTCCAGAGCATCGCATTCGACCACGACCCGAAATTGAACGGCCATCCCTTGCACCTAAACGGATACGAGGGCATTGACTTTGAGATTAAGGACGGACTGGTGCGCAACGTGCTGACTAAGACTACGCCTGCCGTACTACACGGCAACGGACAAACCCCGATGGGATGGATATCTACGATGTGACCCGCGCATTTGAAGCTGAACTTTGCCGCTATACGGGGGCGAAGTACGCGGTGGCCGTTGACAATCAAAGCAACGCCCTATTTCTTGCGCTCACCTACGTAGGCATCAAAGGGCAATCCGTGACCATCCCGTCACACACTTACCCGTCCGTGCCGTGCGAGATACTGCACGCTGGGGGCAAGGTGGAGTTCACCCCGTCCGAACGTATGCTAACAGGTGAGTACCAATTAGGCACAACGACCGTGTGGGATAGTGCGCTTCGCTTCACGGCATCCATGTACCGCGAAGGGCAATATCAATGCCTATCATTTACAGGGCCGTACAAGCACCTGAAGATAGGCAAGGGCGGGGCTATCCTGACAGATAACCATGAAGCGTATCTTTGGTTCAAACGCACACGCTTCAGCGGGAGGCGGGAGTGCAGTTACCATGATGACCACCTCGACATGATAGGGTGGAACTTCTACCTACTGCCCGAACTTGCCGCACGTGGCCTGCGCGACATGAGGCAATTCTACGACATGGACGGCAACCCGATACACAATCCCGACAAGTCACTACCTTACCCCGACTTGTCCAAGTTCCCCATCTACACCAAAGGCAATGTATGAGCTGGCAATAATAGGCGCGGGAGGCTTTGCCCGTGAGGTGAAGCAATGGGCTTTGATGTCACAGGCCACGGGTCTGTTTCCGTTCACGTTCTACGTGTCCGACCACATCGCAGCACCACCGAACAGACCCCTATCACAATTAGACCCCGACCGTTCAATGGCCGTGGTCGCAATCGGAGACCCCAACGCAAGAGCAAAAGTCGTGCAAGGTCTGCGCCACGGCCAACGGTTCACGACCGTAGTACACAAGACGGCTATCAAACAGAGCGCATCAGCGGACGGGCTTATCATGTGTCCGTACTCCGTTATCACAACGGACTGCACCATCGGAAAGCACGTACACCTTAACCTGCACTCCGACATCGGTCACGACTGCATTATTGGAGACTTCGTTACGCTTGCACCAGGAGCAAGGGTATCGGGCAAATGCAAAATCGGAGAAGGCGTTTACATAGGTAGCAATGCTGTGATAAGGGAGGGCGTTACAATACCCCCGTGGTCAATCATTGGCGCGAATTGCGTAGTTTTGCATGACATCACAGAGGCAGGAACATACGCGGGAGTACCTGCAAAGCGCATCAAATGAAACTATCACAACTCAAAGCCAACCCGAAGAACCCGCGAATCATTCGGGATGACAAGTTCAAAAAGCTGGTAGCCTCAATCGAGGGCTTTCCCGAAATGATGGAGAAACGGCCAATGGTATGCGTGACGGACGTTGACGGTAAGCTATACCCCTTAGGCGGCAATATGCGCCTCCGTGCCATTAAGGACAACGCCTCATTCGGTGAGTGGAATTACGATGACCTTGCGAACGAATGGGACGCGGAGCAGTTGAGCGATTGGGGGGTGGATGTGCCGATGTTTGATGAAGAACCTACAGGAGATGATTTGATAGGGGATGAAAAGAACAAACCCGCATCAATGAAAATCACATTCACAAGTCCTGAACAGTTGCAGAAAGCGGAGATTGACATTCAGGAATTGATTGACAGGAAATACCAAGGTGCGTATTTTTCAGTTAGTGCGGGGGAGATATGAGACTTGAAAAGGCATCAGGTAAAGCAATATCCTATGCTTGCATAAATTTTCATTATGCTAAGGCAGTGCCATACGCATCTGTAGGATACTCCGTTTTTAATGATAATAATGAGTTTTGCGGGGTTATTTTATTTAACAGAGGATCAAGAAATGGGGGCAAGCCATACGGATTAGTTATTGGTGAGTTTGCTGAACTTATACGTGTAGCGTTAAATGGCAAGCACGGAGTGACCACAAAAGTTGTTGCACTGGCTATTAAGTTATTCAAAAAGCACAACCCAATATGTAAAATTCTTATCAGTTATGCGGATACTGGGCAAGAACACTATGGCGTTATATATCAGGCAATGAATTGGGTTTATGAGGGGGAGATAACTCCATCTCGTCCATTCTTTAAGGATAAGAACGGGAAAATGATTCATTCACGAACAGCCGCAAAGATGAAAGAGATGGGTAAAATAAAGCATTATGATGACGGGCTTGAAAGGGTTACAAACACAAACAAGCACAGATACATTTACCCATTAGATAGGTCATTAGTACCTTTGTGCCAGTCATTGGCAAAACCATACCCAAAGAAACACGCGGCAGTAGCTCACACGGGAGAGCATTTGACTTCCAGTCAAGAGGGGGCGTTCGATTCGACCTTGCCGCTCAAAACACCGTAAAAACATCGTGGCAAAACAAGTCCAAGCACGTAACGGGGGAACGCTCACACGCTATGAGAAGGGCGAGACAGGCAACCCACACGGTCGGCCAAAGAAGCTGGACACAATCCTGCATGACTACTTCTTTGCGGAGCATAACGTGAAGCTATCCAAGGCGCAGACTCAGGATATGATTCAGGTGGTGCTGGGCAAGACAAGGGCCGAACTGGTGGAGTTGGCAAAGAATGATGAGCTGCCATTTTGGATTAGCCTAATTGCAAAGAAGGCAACGCGTGACTTTGAGAAGGGTAGCATTCACATTCTTGATGTTCTGTTCGATAGGGTGTATGGCAAGCCGAGGGAGGAGATCACGCAGAACATCATTGAGCGACCGATATTCACAGGCATTGATTTAGATGTTCAAGAGGACGACAGCACAGGCGAAGATAGCGGCACTCCGTAGCCGTGTCCGTGTCGTTCAAGGTGGCACGTCCTCATCCAAGACGTTCAGCATCCTGCCGATACTGATAACCTACGCAGCGGCACGACCGAACAGCGAGATTAGTATAGTGGCCGAAACCATACCGCACCTTAGACGTGGTGCAATGCGTGACTTCATTAAAATAATGGAGTGGACGGGCAACTACAACCCTGACAACTGGAACAGATCATCGTTCACGTACCGATTCGCTAACGGCTCGTTCATCGAGTTTTTCAGCGCATCGGACGAGGCAAAGCTACGGGGCGCAAGGCGTGACGTTCTATTCGTGAACGAGGCAAACAACATTCCGTGGGAGGCATACCATCAGTTAGCAATTAGAACGCGAAGGTTTATATACATAGACTATAATCCTACGGGCGAATTTTGGGCGCACACGGAGCTGATAGGGCAACCGTCAACTGATTTCGTGGTGCTAAACTACACGCACAACGAGGCATTAGAACCCGCCATTGTCAGAGAAATAGAGGCGGCAAGGACACGGGCGGAAACCTCAACCTATTGGGCCAACTGGTGGAGGGTGTACGGATTGGGCGAGGTGGGCAGTTTGCAGGGGGTTGTGTTCAATAATTGGCAGCAGGTGGATGAGATGCCTACATCGTTCAAATGGAAAGCCTACGGCCTGGATTGGGGCTATACGAACGACCCGACAGCATTCGTTGAGGTGGTGGAGTTTGACGGTAAGTTGTGGCTGAATGAAGTCCTTTACGAGACTGGCCTGACCAATGCAGACATCGCGGCCAAGCTGAACGCATACAAGCAATGGGAAACGATAGCCGACAGCGCAGAGCCTAAGAGCGTGGAGGACTTAAGGCGGCACGGCTTCAGGATACGCCCATGCAAGAAAGGCCCTGACAGCGTACGTATCGGATTGGATAAGATGCAGCAGATGCCGATAATGGTCACGAGCAGCAGCACGAACCTGATCAAAGAACTAAGGGGCTACGTGTGGCGTACCGAAAAGGACGGGAGCAAAACGAACGAACCGATTGACTACTTTAACCATGCCATTGACGCGGCACGGTATTGCATCATGGAAAAACTAAACGCCCGAAGTGGCACATACGCGATAAAATGAAGATAGCATACATCACACAGGAAGAATGCAACGGGGTTGAGTACCATCGCCTACTGATGCCGCTGCATCTCACAGGGCATGATGTGACCCGATGCGTGGGGGCTGACTTCAGCATACTGAATTACGGCTTTGACGTGGTGCTGTTTAACCGTTCGCTACCTGTCAAAGCACAGGCCGAACTAATCAACGACCTGAAGGACGCGGGAACGCGGGTTATCGTTGACGTGGATGACTATTGGGTAATGAAGCGTGACCACTATCTGGGCAGGCATCCCGATAATAAGCGGTACCAAGCGCGGGTAATGGAAGCGTTGAGCCTTGCGGATGAGGTGTGGACTACACACGACCTACTTGCCGCGAAGGTCAGACCGCTCAACAAGAACGTCCATGTGATACCGAATGCCATCGACCCGACAGAACACCAATGGCAGCCGAAGAACTACTATCAGAATCGCATAGGATGGGCGGGTGGCATCACTCACAAGGCTGATTTGTTCCTAACGCGCGGGGCGTGGGGTGACGTTGAGCCTGTCATTTGCGGGGCTGCTAACGATAAGGAGTGGACAGCCATCGCCAAGCAGATACCGTGCAAGATGGTGAAAGGTAAACACGTAAGCGAATACGCGTATTTATACGAGGAGTTTGACATTGCCATTGCACCGTTAGTAGACACGACATTCAACAGGCACAAGAGCAATCTGAAGATATTGGAGGCGGGGATGAAGGGGCTACCGATATTCGTGCAGGACGTTCACCCATACACGGACAACGCTACGGGCATACATAAGGTGAACGACTGGGCAGAGGCAATAGAACAGGCTAAGGCGATGAGCGTGGAACAGATACAAGAGGAGGGGCAGGCGTTGAGGGAATACGTCCTTGCAAACTACGACCTCCGCGAAGTGAACAAACTAAGAATGCAGAGGCTATGAAAATCAAACTACCTACTTCGTGGGATGCCGTTACGCTTGGCGAGTGGCAGGCCATCCGTAAGCTATTGAAGTCAGAGGCCGATCCCTACCTTGTCGAGTGCGCTATCATCAGCACGCTTTCAGGTGCGGACATGAACGACATTCAATCGCTCACACGGGAGGGGCATGGTAAGTGCATGCAGGCGTTGGCGTTCCTGAAGCACCCCATAGGTGGCAAGCTAAGAGACCGCGTATTGATAGGCCGAACAATGTATCACATCGAGACGAACGCCCGTAAGATAACGGGAGGGCAGTACATCGATATCATGGCAATCACTAAGGACGTGGACAAGGTAGATGACAATATGCACCTTATCATGGCCTGCTATGCGACCCCGATGAAGTGGGGGTTCATCAAACAGAAGTACAACGGGGCGACCCATG